GTGGTGCAATAAATCCAGAAACAGGAGATATTACACAATAATCTGCGTTTTATGGTGGTTTTTGGATATTTATTATTAGGTCAATCCTAATAAAATTCCAAAAATAATATAAAAAATGGCAGAAAAAATCATTTCTCCTGGTGTATTCCAGAATGAATCAGATCAGAGCTTAGTACAAAGAGGTATTGCGGGTACTTCAACAGCAATTGTAGGTCCTACAGTGTTGGGTCGTCCGTTTGTACCAACTTACGTAACTTCATACTCTGAATATTTATCAAATTTCGGTTCTACTTTCAAGAGTGGTAGTTACTACTATGAGTATTTAACTTCTATTACTGCTAGAGAATATTTCCAAAACGGTGGTCAAACATTATTAGTAACTCGCGTTATTAGTGGTTCTAGCACAGCTCAAACATATGCTACTGCTACTATACCTTCAATTAACCCATCAGCTTCAATTGTTATTGAAGCATTAGCTTGGGGTGATCAAATGAACAATACTTCAAGTATGTCAAATGGTGCCTTAACAAATGGTAGTTCAACTAACGTTCGTTGGGAAGTTACAACCACAAATACAGGAAGCGGTACATTTAGTATAGCTGTTCGTCGTGGTGATGACAACGATTCTCAAAAGAATTATCTTGAAACATGGCCTAATTTATCATTAGATCCAGCTTTACCTAACTACATTTCTAGAGTAATTGGTGATCAAAAACCAGTTTACGCTTTAGATAGTGATAGTAACCCATACATCCAAATTACAGGATCTTTTTCTAATGCATCTCAATATATTCGTGTATCTTCTATATCGATACCACAAGTAGATTCTATCGACAATAACGGTAACTTTAAAGCTAACTTATATGCAACCGCTATTCCAACATTAGGAAGTGGTTCTTATGGTGGTTCGTTTGGTGGTGGTGTTGCTGCAACAAGTAGAGTTGCATTAATGAACGAAACTATGACTGCAGCTAACATGGAAGGTTACTCTCCAGCAGATTACACTATCGCTTTCAATTTATTAACAAACAAAGACGAATACAGATATAATGTATTGGTAGCTCCAGCTGTAGGTTTAGATAGCTCAGCTGCAACAACAATCATTTCAACAGTAGAAGCTAGAGGTGATGCATTTGCACCTATTCACTCAGGTGTTTATGGTACTGCAATATCAACTGCTGCTAACACAGCCGCTGGTCAATCAAGTAACTACTCAGCTACATACTATCCTTGGATTCAATTATACAACTCAAACTTAGGTAAGAATGTATGGGCTACTCCAACAACAGTAATGGCTGGTGTATTAGCATTTAACGACCAAGTAGGTGCTGAATGGTTCGCTCCAGCTGGTTTAAACAGAGGTGGTGTTCCATCAGTATTAAGAGCTGAAAGAAAATTATCTCAAGCAGATCGTGATACTTTATACAATGCAAATGTTAACCCATTAGCTACATTCCCTGGAGAAGGTGTTGTAGTATTTGGTCAAAAGACATTACAACGCAAAGCTACATCATTAGATAGAGTTAACGTTCGTCGTTTATTGATCGCATTAAAAGACTTCATCGGTCAAGTAGGTAACAACTTAGTATTCGAACAAAATACAATTGCTACAAGAAATAGATTCTTAGCTCAAGTAAACCCTTACTTAGAATCAGTAGTACAAAGACAAGGTTTATACGCTTACAAAGTAGTAATGGACGATACGAACAATACTCCAGATGTAATTGATAGAAACCAATTAGTAGGTCAAATATACATTCAACCAACTAAGACTGCTGAATTTATTATATTGAACTTCAACGTATTACCAACAGGCGCTACATTCCCTGCATAGGGGGATGTGGTTCCTAATATTTATTAATAGCAATTAAATTTAACATAAAATGGCAGTATTAGACGCTAATGAAATAATGTTTACAGCTTTTGAACCAAAAGTTCAGAATCGTTTCATTATGTATATTGATGGTATCCCAGCATACTTAATTAAGAGTGCAACAGCACCTGGATTCGAAGCTGGTGAGATCATATTAGATCATATCAACGTTTACCGTAAAGTAAAAGGTAAAGTTCGTTGGAATGACATGACTTTAGGATTATACGATCCTGTAACTCCATCTGGTGCTCAAACAGTGATGGAATGGGCTCGTTTAGCACACGAATCAGTAACTGGTCGTGATGGTTATTCTGATTTCTATAAAAAAGATTTAACTTTAGATATTTTAGGCCCAGTAGGCGATATCGTAGGTGAGTGGATCGTAAAAGGTGCTTATGTAAAGACAGCTACATTCGGTGAATACGATTGGGCTAACGATGCAGCAATCAACTTGAGCGTTACAATCGCTATGGATTATTGCGTATTGAACTTCTAAGATATTTTCAATATTCTTTATAAAGAAGGCGTCTGCTTTGGCAGATGCCTTTCTTTGTCGTATATTTATATATACACAAATTAAAACGTTATATGGCAGAATTTAAAATTCCAACCGAACAAGTTACATTACCTTCTAAAGGCTTATTGTATCCTAAAGAATCACCACTTGCTAAAGGTGAAATCGAAATGAAATACATGACAGCTAAGGAAGAAGATATTCTTACTAACTCTAACTATTTAAAAAATGGCACAGTAATAGATAAATTATTGCAATCAATGATTATTACTGATATCAACTATAATGATTTATTAGTTGGTGATAAAAATGCAATATTAATCGCAGCTCGTATTTTAGGCTATGGTAAAGATTATACTATTAGTTATGGTGGTAAAGAAATTAACATTGATTTAACCCAATTAGGTGAAAAATCAGTTGATGAATCTTTATTTAAAGACGGTATAAACGAATTTTCTTTTGCGTTACCTAAATCGCAAAATGTAGTAACATTCAAGTTGTTATCTCATGGTGATGAGCAGAAAATCGATGCTGAAATTAAAGGTTTACAAAAAATAAATCCAAACAGTTCAACAGATCTAACTACAAGAATGAAATATATTATCACTTCAGTTAATGGAGATCGTGATATTAAATCAATTCGTGATTTTGTTGATAATGCTTTATTAGCACCTGATGCTAGAGCATTACGTAAATATTATGCTACAGTGTCACCAGATATCAACATGAAGTTTATTCCTCAAGATGAAGACTATGTTGGGGAGGGCATAGATATTCCAATCGGACTTAACTTTTTTTGGCCTGACACCGGAGTATAGATTATTCTTATTTAAACAAATACATGAAATTGTATTCAACGGAAACGGTGGATATGATTGGACTACTGTTTATAACATGCCTATTTGGTTGCGTAGATTTACTTTTGAAACATTAAAGGAACACTACGAAAAACAAAAAGAAGAAATGGATAAGCAAAACAACATGCTTAAAAATAATACAGGTAAAGAATTATCACGACCTAACATAGCTCCAACTAAACCAACATATACATCAAAGGCGCCTAAAAAATAGGCGCTTTTTATATTTATACGACGCATTTAATAACATATTATGGCAGATAATGATATAGATTCCAAAATTAAAACCACAGCGGTTATAGTTGAAGAGGCTTTGCGTAGCATGGCTGATAAAGTAGCAGATATTTTTGATGAAGCTTTAAATGCAACTTCTACTTATGCCTCTAGTATTGAGCAGGATATATCAAAAAATCTAAAATCACTTGCACGTGGTGTAGGTACTTTAGAAAGTAATCAAAGAAAATTAAATGCTGGTCTTTTAAAACAAAAAGACATTACAAAACAAATTGAAGAAAGAGCAGCTAAACTTAGTTCTATTCAAAGATTAGTAGAAATTGCTAAATTATCTGAAATTTCTCTTTCATCTAAAGCAAATAAATTATTACAAGATGCTATAGCATATGAAACTATATTTGTACAGGCTTTAAAAGAACAAGAAGAAGAGGTTAAACGAATAAATAAAAATTTAGGAGTAACAGGACTGTTATTTGAGGGTTTATCTAAATCTTTGCAAAAGTTTGGAATTAATAGCCAAATTATAGATGATATTAAAGATAAATTATCTGCAGCCGCTGTTAAAGGAAAAGTTAGTTTTGGAGCGGCTTTTAAAGCAATATCAGAAGGAGCTACAGAGGCTTTAAAAGATCCTCTTGTTAGATTTACTGTAGGGTTAAAGTTAGTTAAATCTGGATTTGATGATATAAAAAAGGGAATTAATGCCTTTTTAGAATATGATAAAATATTTGTTAGTGTTGCTCGTAATACAGGATTAACTGCAGATCAAGTTAAACGTGTTACTAATGAAGCTAAAGCTGCAAATACAGAAATTAGAGGAACTAATGGAGTTGTTACTGATACTTTATATACAACTGAACAATTAGCTAAATCTTTTGGTGAGATTAATGCTCAATTAGGTTTATCTGTAGATTTAGGAGCTGAAACTCTAAATGAGTTTACTGCTATGACCAATCAAATGGGTCTATCAGCAGATGAAGCTACTAAAATATATAAGCTAGGTTTATTAAACAATATGTCTTTAGAAGACACTAATAAAGCTATTGTATCAGGTGTAATTGCAACACAAAAACAAACAGGTGTTCAACTTAATGCTAAACTAATTCTTCAAGAAATTGGAAAATTAAGTGCTGGTATCACAGCTAAATTCCAACAAAATCCATTAGCATTAGCTAAAGCAGTAGCACAAGCAAAAGCATTAGGTACTAATCTAGAACAAGTAGAAAAAGTTGGTGAATCATTACTTAATTTTGAATCATCAATCGAAAGTGAATTAAAAGCAGAATTACTAACGGGTAAACAAATTAATTTAGAAAAAGCTCGTTATGCTGCTTTAACAGGTGATCAAGCTACATTAACACAAGAACTAGCTAACCAAGTAGGTAGTTTAGCTGATTTCCAAGGAATGAATGTTATCGCTCAAAAATCATTAGCTGAAGCTTTTGGTATGAGTAGAGATGAAGTAGCAGGTATGCTTCAACAACAAGAAGTATTTAACAAACTAGGAGATGTATCAAGCAAATCAGCCGCTGAACAATTAGCAATAGCTAAAAAGAAAGGTTTATCTGAAACTGATTCGTTGGTAGTAAATCTTAAACAACAAGCAACTTCTGAAAAAATAGCAGCGGCCTTTGATAGTCTTAAAGCAGCATTAGCTGATGTTTTTGAGGGTTTTAAACCATTATTAGATATGATGGTTGGTTTTTCTAAACACACTTCATTAGTAACGGGTGCTTTAATATTAATGGGTGGAATATCATTTGCTAAAACTATTGGTGGTTTAGTTTTAATGGCTGCTCAATTAGGTTTAATTACTTCATTTAAAGCTGCAGGTGCTGCAGCTGATGCTGCTTCAACAGCTGCTGTGGGAGCACAAGTTGCAGAAACAGGTGCTTTATCTGCTGCCAATGCTACTTTAACAAGTGAAAAAATAGCACAAGCTGTTGCAACTGCAATAGCAAATCCATTTGTCGCTGTTGCTGGTATGGTAGCAGCAGCTGCTGCTGTTGCTTTTATAGCTAATGCCGCTTTATCAAAACCAAAAATGGCTAAGGGTGGTATAATAATGCCAACTCCAGGTGGAACCGACGTTACTGTAGGTGAAGCTGGTAGTCATGAAGCTATTATACCTTTAAATTCATCTAAAGCAGGTGAAATGTTAGGTATTAATAAACCATCATCAAACTCTACACCAATAGATTTAACACCAGTAATTAACATAATGAATGAAGTTAAAAATGCAATATCATCATTAGCAAATAGACCTATATATACAACTATTACCCTAGATGGTAGAGCATTAGGTACCGCGGTAGGTAATCAAATGGAAACAGGTACAGCACAAAACATGACTACATCATATAAATTAGCATAATTTTAAATATTTATATCAAAACAATAATACAATGGGAATTTTATCAACATTCGCAAAAAGCGTTTTAGGCTTAAAAAACAAAGCCCCTCAAACATTTGGCGTTGATCCAGCTGGTGCATTGCACAATCAGTATTCAACAAAAGGATCACCTGAAGTTAAATGGCGCACAATTAGTGGTGAAGGCATGAAGCCAAAACCATCTAAATTAGATGACTTAAAAGGCAAATACAAACCAGGAAAAGGAGCATACCTACAAAACTTACCAACTAAGAAGTAATGGCTCAATCGAAATTAGTAAAGTTATTAAATAATGACCCTAAATTCTTTTATTATAATGGCAACCCAGATAATAACAGAAATGGTGGTGGATTAGGTAATTTTACTCAAAAGAAGATTAAATATGGAGGTGACCGCCCCAATAGTGGAAATAGCGGTCAACCTTATATAGCTTCAGTTATACCAGAAAGACGTACCCCAACAGGTACTGATGATGGTTATGTCAGAGGTGGTATATCCACTGCTGACAAAGCATCATTAATTGATAAAGAAAGAATTAAAAAGTTCCTTAACGATAAACCTAAAGGAACTTTATTTATTCAACGTCAATCAAAACTACAGTTTACTAACCCTAAACTTGAAGTAAAAAAATATGGAACTGGTAATACTGGGTTTGGAATATTTAATGGATTAATAGATTTAGGAGCAACAGCTTTTAATATTATTAATGAATTAGCTCCAGGCCCTACTCGTTTATATAATAATGGTCTTAATACATTAGCTCAAGTAGGTGCTAATGCCTTTGGACAACATTTTAATAGACATGGTATATTACCTGTTCAAGATGATAATACAAAATATTTTGCTGTTGTTAAACACAACAACGAAAATGGTAATAATAGATTAGTTAGTTTAAAAAAGAAACTGATTAAAGTAGTAGAACCACCAAGTAAGTTTTTAAATAGTGTTAATTTTATTTTTGGTATTGCTAATTCACTTTTTGGTACAAGATTAAATACCCAAGCATTACAAGCACCTGAATTAACAATTGATTCTTATGCTGGTGGTCCTGGATCTATTTATGGTCAAGGAAGAACACTTATTAGACGTTATGATATTACATCTAATACCTACAATAAGCAACAACCAACAGCAAGAGGAGTAAAAAATTATTCTGGAGCTTTAGGAGTAACTAAAAAATACTTTACTGATACTACTAGAAATGTTACAGGCCCTTTTGGTACTTTAAGTGATTTAGCTGTAAGAGCTGCTAGTGGAGGACCAACTAATTCATTCCCACAATTAAACCAAACAGCAGTTAACTATAAAGGTGGATTGCCTGCAGGTAATAATGGTACGAGTGATTCTCCAACAACTAGAAACTATCAAAGTTTAGTAAATTCTATTAAAACAACTATTACTCAAAATGGATTTAATACCCAACCCGTTAGTATAGATAGAAAAAGTTCTACTTATCAATATTATGGTGCAAAAAGAATATTTGATGACAAAAGTATAGCTATATACAATAACACTTTAAATCTTGATAGACATGATCCTGATTTAATGACTATAGTTTTTCAAGCAATTAATCCCTTTGGAGACCCATCAGTAGGATATCATTTTAAATTTCCAGCATACATAAAAGGATTTAAGGATGATTTTAATGCTACTTGGAACGATTATAGTTATGCTGGCCGCTCAGAAACTTATTACACATACAGTAAATTTAAACGTAGTGTAGGTTTTAGTTTAGATATACCTTGTTTTAATAAAACACAATTGTTTGAAAGACATAGAGCATTAGGACAATTAGCTTCAACAACAGCTGGTGCTTATAATACTAATGGCTTATTAGGTGGTGTTTTATTAAAAGTTAAAGTAGGTGGCTACTTAAATAATGAATATGCTATATTAAATAGTATTAGCTATGATATACCAGATGATTCATCATGGGATTTGGATGGAACAGGTACTAATGACATTAAAAGTATTGAAGGTAGAAATCAATTAGCAATGTATCTTAA